TCCAACCGGGCGGACCAATGAAGAACGTCTCCCGGGTCCCGGAAGTGAACGACTGGGTTTCTCGTCACGATCACAGGGTCCTCGTCGGATGAGCTCCAAGTTTCAGGATGTCCGCACGGCTCTCGTCACCCAGATCGTCGCTCGTCTCGCCTCCCAGTCGATCACCGGCGTCAAGGTCACGGACTTCCCTCCGCTTGGTGAAGTGGCGTTCGACGACCGGATCTACCTGGGACGTATCCGTGTCGATCAGGAACCATTAGGTATGGGCGGTGCTAACCGGCTGGTCGACGAGGACATCACAGTGGAACTGTTCGTAGTGGCGTCGAAACCGGGCGGAGATAACGACGATATGAAGGCGTGTGAGGAGCGGGCGGAGACGATTTTCTCGGCGGTGGAGAACGGACTGCGAGCGTCGTCGTCAGTGTCTTCCACGGTCATGTTCGCCGAAGTAGCAGCTTTCGAATCGGTCCCGTTCGCCTCTGATGGTCGGGTTGGTGTGATCATCGAAGCGACCGTCACTGCCACTGCCAACGTTTAGGAGACCCCGTGACCCTTGAAGAGAAGAAACCTCGTTACCGCGCCCTGGTAGGCGTCGACTTGAAAGACGGCGACAGTGAACACAGGGTCGAGCCCGGCCAACTGATCCCCGTCCGTTTCAACGATCTGCTGCCTGAAACCTGGTTCGGTCGGAAAGTAGAGGAGGCATAACATGGCCGCTGTTCACGGCTCTAAGGGTTCGGTCCTTCTCGACGAGTTCGACGTATCCCAGTATTTCACTCAGGCGTCAGTCGTGAAACAGACGCAGACGGTGAACGTGACCACGTTTGGCAACGACGACAAACTCTATATCGTCGGCCAAGGGTCCGGCAGCCTTTCCCTGAACGGGGTTTGGGATGGTGCCGCTGGTGCTGTCGACTCGACGCTTGACGCGGCGCTCGGCTCGGACACTGTTATCACTGTCGGCATCGGCGGGTCTGCCACGTTGGGCGGTCCGGCCATCCTCCTCCAAGCGTTGAAAACCGGCTATCAGATCCGCCCGACGGTTAACGATGCTGTTCGTATAACGGCGAACGCTACCGCGAATGGTGGAGTCCGGATTGCTGGCGTGTTCCTCCAACCGCTCGAAGCGGAGACGACCACGTTCAACGGGTCGTCGGTGAACAATCTTGCATCGTCGGCGTTCGGTGGGGTCGCCCACCTGCATGTCACAACGTTCGACGGGACTGACGCCACCGTGAAAGTCCAGGATTCGGCGGACAATGACATGTGGGCGGACCTGGTCACGTTCACTGAGATCACTGATGTCGGCTCGCAGCGGATACCCGTTGAGGGTGTGGTCGACCAGTACCTACGTTTCGCTGTGACCGTAGACAATTTCACGTCAATGGTGATCGCCTGCAGTTTCGCCCGCAACCGGCGGGCCTAGCCCCTTAGGGCGTCCATTTCCTAGCCCCCATTCAGGGGGCTTTTCCTATTGAAAGGAGCAGTCAATGGCTGCTGTTCATGGTTCCAACTCGTTCGTGTCGATCGACGGAGACGACGTTTCCGTTTACTTGGATACGGCCACGCTGGACAGGATGGTCGAAACGGCTGAAGTGACCGCTTTCGGCGACGACGACAAAGAGTACATTCCCGGCCTCCGCGATTCGACGATTTCGGGTGGTGGACATTGGGATGCGACCCAGGACGGATTCGTGGCCGACTGGGATGACGGTGCTGTTGTCGAAGTGATTGTCGGTCCGGCCGGTTCGGCGAGCGGAATGGTCTCCAAGACATTCGACGCGATTCTCACGTCCTACAACATTGATATGCCTGTCGGTGGTCGAGTCGGTTTTTCGTTCAGCCTGCAACGGACCGGTGCCACCGTCCCGTCAACCTTCGGCTCGTAATTGGCTGAAACTCAGGTTGTCGTTCGCGGGTTGGACGAACTCCGCAGGGAGCTGCGTCGTATAGACCCGCGGCTGGCGAAAACCCTACAGGTAGCGAACAAGCGAGTGTCGGAACGGGTCGTATCGAAGGCCCGTCCCGCCATTCAAGGACTCCGGTCGCCGGGTGGTGCTCGAGCTCAGTCGGGTTTGCGGGCTCGTGCTTCTCAAACGAAAGCGTCGGTTGTCCTGTTGGGGTCTAATCCGACGATCCGGGCGAACGTGTTCGGCACGCTGTCTCATAAGGTGTTCGGCCGGAACGTGTCCGGTCATGGTCCGTTCTTGCCGTGGCTGGGCGACTCGTGGCAGCCGGAACAACTCTACGGGTTGGGGCCTGCGTTGACCGAAGTGGTCGACGGGTTCGCTCTCAACGAGTATGCGGACGCCTGGATGGACGGGCTAGCCGCCGCGTTTCCTGACTGATAGGGGGGTTCTCATGGCTGACGTGCCTGAAGGCATTTACGCGCGGATTCCCCTCGGCGAAGTCACCCTTGCGGAGGCGGTCAACGTGGTCGAAGACCCTTCGTTCTGGTATGACACGATGCCGCCTGTCCTCTTCCACTTTTCCATTGCCGACTATTGGGAGTTGACGGTGGGAGATCACCGACGTCTGGTCGACTTTCTGATCGATCGAGGGCTGGTCGATGGCGACTAGCCGCAAACGCAACGTCGAGATAGATGTTGTCGTCGACGACAAACGGGCGAAAGTCGCTTTGAAGGGTGTCGCCGACGAATCCAAAAAGACCGGTAAAGGGTTTTCTGATTTAGGCAAGAAACTGGCTGGGGCCTTCACAGTCAAGAAGATTGTCGACTTCGCTCAGGATTCTATCCGTGCGTTCTCCGATCTGAACGAGTCGATGAACGCTGTCGACGTGACGTTCGGTGACTCGGCCGACGAGATAAAACAGCTAGGCAAAGAGGCTGCACAGTCGGTGGGCCTTTCGAACGCTGAGTTCAACTCTCTGGCCGTGCAAATGTCTGCGTTCGCTCAGACGATTGCCGGGGATTCCGGTGATGTAGCCGGAACGATCGATATTTTGACGACCAGGGTTGCTGACTTTGCGTCGGTGATGAACTTGGACGTGGCCGAAGCGGCACGCCTGTTCCAGTCGGGTCTTGCCGGTGAGACGGAACCGCTCCGCAAGTTCGGTATCGACCTGTCCGCTGCTGCCGTTACTGCGCACGGCCTGGCGATGGGTCTCGGTGAAGGGTCGGGGGCGCTGTCGGAGCAGGAGAAGATTCTCGCCCGTTACGACCTGCTGATGAAGCAGACCGACAAGACGGCAGGCGACTTTGCGAACACGTCTGACGAGCTGGCGAACAAGACTCGGATTGTCGCTGCGGAAACGGAGAATGCGAAAGCTCAGATCGGCGAATCGTTCGCTCCGGTCATGGAAGCGGTTATTCCGATTATCGGTGGTGCTGCTACGGGCATGGGCATGCTGTCCACCATGTTCTTGCAGGCGACCGGTCAGATCAGCAAGACGGAAGGCCAGATCCGTCTGTTCGAATCGTCGACGGGCGAGTCGGCGAACACTGCTGCCGCCCTGTTGACGATCCTGAAGACTCTCGACGGGGATATGGGCGAACTGGTCGGAACGCTCAAATTGTCGACGGATGAGATTCAGAAGCTCCGCGACGCCGACGACGATTTTCTCAAGTCTCTCGGGTTCACCCAGACCGAGATCGACGAGTTGAACCAGCTTCTCGAGGGTGAACTGGTTTCGGCTGCACAGTCGGCACGGGACCGGGGCATCCACCCGGTGAAGGAAGCGACGGACGAGCTTGGTGATGCGGCCGCCGAGGCTGCTGGCGAACTGGACAATCTGGCTTCCGAACTTTTGGAACTGGTAGATCCGGCGTTTAAGGCTGCACGAGCTCAGGATGCTGCCCGTGAGGCGCATGCGACGATGACTGCTGCGGTGGCGGAGTTCGGCCCGAAATCGTTGGAGGCTCGTCAGGCGACCGCCGACTATGCGCAGAAGGCGTTGGAGGCGAAAGCTGCGCAGGATCAGCTGGCGGAGAACGGCCCGACATTGGAGGCGTTGGGGGAGATCGCCGGGGAGTTGGGGTTGACTTCGGATCAGGCCGCCATCCTGGATTCGTGGCTGCGGGGCTTGTCGAATGTTCCCTTGTTCACGGCGAAGCAGATTGAGAACATTCGGAAGACGAAAGAAGAGTTGGAGAGGTTCAATGCGGTCCGGTCTGGTAGTGCACCCCGTCCGTCTGGTGGTGGTGTGGTTCCGGTGGAGGAGCGTGCGGCTGGTGGTCCTGTCCAGGCCGGAGAAACGTATCTGGTCGGTGAGAAGGGCAAGGAACTACTACACATGGGTTCGTCGTCGGGGTACATCACTCCGAACGACAAGATCGGCACGAGTGGCGAAGGCGTAACGATCATCGTCCAAGGATATGTCGGGTCGGAGGCGATGCTCGCCGCCGAATTGGACCGGCTGCTCACCAACCGTAAGAAACGGAACGGACTGGGCTTCTGATGGGCTGGTCTGACGATGTCACGCTGACGGTCGAACTCGGATTCGGTTCGGGACCTCTCGCTGACAGTCCCACCTGGACGGACATCACATCTGACGTGCGGGGCCTGTCTATCAGCCGGGGCCGGTCGTCGGTCCGGTCTTCGTTCGACGCTGGCTCTTGCACGATCGCAGTGAGCAATCTTGACGGAGAATACGACCCGGCTAACACGGCCGCGGCGAACTATCCGAACCTGAAACTGGGTACTCCCGTCCGGATTCAAGCCGTACATAATTTGACGACATACGACTTGTTCCGCGGGCATGTGTCGGCCTGGCCGCTCGACTATCCGTCATCCGGCAAGGATGCTGTAGTCACACTGGAAGCGTCCGAAAACCTTGCACTCTTGAACTCGACCCTCCTGTCCGAGTCGTATGCGGAGGAGTATACGGACGACCGGATCGCCGCGGTGCTCACTGATGCGGGATGGCCGGCCGCCGACCGTGACCTCGGCGCGGGTACGTCTCCGGTTGCTGCTGTCGTGTATGATGGGTCCGCTCTCGGCCAGATTCTCGCGGCTGTCGCAGCAGAGCAGGGCGTGTTTTTCATCGCTAAGGACGGTGACGCCACATTCCTGAACCGTGTCGCCTTTTCGACTGCCACGTCGCAGGCGACTTTCGACCCTGGCACCGACCTGGACTATTCGACGGTCCGGCTCGCATACGACTACGACTTTCTTATCAACCATGCGGTCGTGACCGCCGGTAACGATGAGACGGGCGAAGCGTCCGACGCTACGTCGATTGCTGATCATGGGGAGTTTTCGCATGAGGAGACGATCGACCTGCTTCTTGGCGAAGCGTACGCGTTGAACGTGGCCGAATGGATTGTCGGGAAGAACAAGGACATGGCCGTACGAGTGGACGGATTCACGATCAGCCCGCAGGAAGATCCGACTTCGCTCTGGCCGGAAGTGTTGGGCCGGGAGTTGACTGATCTGGTAACGGTGAAGGTTGCCACTCCTGGTGCTGGGGATGATCTGAACCAGTTGGTATCCGTGGAAAGCGTCCAACACGACGTCACTCCCGGCTTCTGGCAGACGACCTACTCGTGTCATCCGCTGTCCGCTTTGGAACAGACCGACTTTTGGATTCTGGGCACGTCCGACGATCTCGGCACTGACACGATCCTCGCCTAACTAGGAGTATCCCTGATGGCTGACAATCCTGTTTCGACGCGCGCCTACGTGAACCACGGTCGGTGGGTTGCTCACTGTGCGACTCCGTCTTGTGCGGGCGCGGAGCGGGTGTGGCCCGGCGGGAAGGTGCAACACCGGGAGAAGATCCCTCTTCCGTTCGGTGTGACAGCGGCGGGAGTTCTCCACTGTGCGAACTGCGGCCGTACATCGTCCGTCGAGTTTCCCGTCGACCGTAAGCAGATCAACAAGATTCTCGGACGGCGGCCTGTGCCCGAAACTCGGAACTGGTTTCCCGGTGAAACCGTTGCTGACCTGACTGTCGAGAACACTGCGAACGGGGTGACCTGATGGCATGGAGTGCACCCCGCACCTGGGTTACCGGTGAGACGGTGACTGCGGCTCTGATGAACGCTCACATCCGGGACAACTTCCTCGAAACGTCGGCGGCTACTGCTACCACCGCGGGTGATCTGGTGTATGCGGACGCGGCGAATTCGATGGGCTCACGGGTTGGGATTGGCGGGGCGGGCGCGGTCCTGGTGTCTACTGGGACGGCTCCGATTTGGCGCGGACTGAACACGCTGATCGGCGACGCATCCTACTCGGCGTTCAACGGAACCTCCTTTGCAGACTTCAACAACCAGCCAGGCGACCCCGGTGTCGGGACGAACGTCACGGTCACTGTCACAACCGGGACGCAAGCGCTCATCTGGTATGGGTGCGCTTGGGCATCCAACTCAACCGCCGGCGCTATCAATGTCATCAACTACCGGATTTCGGGTGCCACTACCGATACGGGTGGCAATAGCCGGGACATTCAGTCCGAGTCGGGCGCTGCCAACGACCGTCACAACATGAGCAGAGCCGTACGTCACGGCAGTCTGACTGCAGGCTCCAATGTGTTCACCCTCCAAGCCAGGGTTTCTGCAGGAGTCGGGACGATCTCGTATCCGTACATTCTTGTGATGGCCCTTTAACTGGAAAAGCCCCCCATCCGAAGGTGGGGGGCTTGGTAAACCAGAAGTGGGGGGAACGGACGGGCCGTCACCAATTACCACCCCCCCTAACACGTACGGCGGGTCTTCGGTGCCCCCGAGTAGTGCGAGTAGCAAGAGCAGGATTATCACTGTTGCTCCCTTTCTGCCGCTTCGGTGAGCAGACGTTCTATCAGCTCTCTCAGCGGCACCTTCTGTTCGACGGCCATCAGCTTTAACCGATGGTGTAGCTCGTCGGGGATTGATTGTCTGATCTGTCCCATACGCACAGTATTGCGCATCGTGCGCGAGTTGTCAATAGGCAACCGGGGACCGACCAACTAACATGCTCCAAACCGCCGGGGAATAGAAAGGTACAGATGACGGTGCCGGAACACCCACATCCCGAGTTGGAAGAACACATCGAAGAATTGGCGACCGCGGTCATGGGACCGCTCAAGTCCGAGTTCGCCGGTGGAGGCCGCTACACCAGCGAAGGCCTGGTGCACAAGGTCGATCAGATCATCACTTCGGGTATCAGAATCCGATTGCCCTGGCAGCTTTGGGCGGCGATTATCACCGCGGTCGGCGGGTTGACCGTGCAACTGATCGCAACCTTCTGGGGTTCCGGGTGAACATCGTCTCCCGATCAGAGTGGGGAGCCAGACCTCCCAAGTCCACGCCGCGGGTGATCG